CATTAAGAATGAGCGTGGAGAGCAGAAGTATAAAACCCTTGACGATGCGTTAAACGCTCTCAAGCACTCTCAGGAGTATATTCCACAACAAAATGCTCGTGTCGCACAACTGGAAGCTGAGCTTCTGGCTGCTAAAGGTACAGCATCTAAGGTGGAAGAAATTGAACGTACACTTCAAGCTCTCACTCAACAGAAGACGGAAGCGATTACCAGCGCCAATCCTGGCCTTACTGAAGAGCAAGTTGCTAACCTAGTCAATGCTACGCTCACGCGAAAGCAACAAGAAACATTAGCTCAGAACAACATTACAACGGTCGTTGCCAGTTTGCAGGCTGCCTATGGGACTGAAGCTGAGAAAGTCTATAATGCTAAAGCTCAAGAGCTTGGTATGACAGTCGCAGAGTTGAATGCACTAGCTGCTAAAACTCCTACGGCAGTGTTAAATCTTATTGGTGTTCAGCGGGGTCAGTCTACTGGCTCGCCTATTCACAGTACGATTAATGCGGGTGGCTTTGCACCCAAACCTAATTCTAAGATTGGTCGTAATGAAACGACAGTGCCTATTGGTGCTACTTCCCAAGAACTTGCTCTTGAATGGCAGAATGCCAAGGATATGCAAGCTGAACTGGAAGCCAATGGGATGTCTATTGATGACATGACCGTTCCTAAGAACTACTTTAAACATTTCGGTAAAAGGACTAAATAATGGCTCAGAATCGCGCCAATACCGCTGCCTTTATCGAAGCAGAACAATACAGCTCGTTTATTCTTCGCAATCTGACCGATGGTCTTCTGCCTGGAATTTTCTATCGTAATGTCACTGACTTCGGTTCTGGCACAACTCTCCATATCAAAACAATTGGTACTGTCACAATTCAAGACGGTGCTGAAGATGTTCCGTTCGACTACACTCCGATTGAATCGGGTGAAGTGACCCTCACCATTACCGACTACGTCGGCGATGCTTGGTATGTCACTGATGAACTCCGTGAAGACGGTGCTCAAGTCGAAGCTCTTACCTCGGCTCGCTCTGTCGAATCTACTCGTGCTATTCAAGAAGTGTTTGAAACACGCTTCCTGGCTAAGGCGAATAGTTCGCAAGTAAACGCCTCTCCCAACCTCGTTAACGGATTTGCTCACCGCATTTCTGCTCCGGGCCCTAACAACGTTGCTACGCTTGCTGGTTTCATCCAAATGAAGCTTGCTTTCGACAAGGCTAACGTTCCTATGGCTGGCCGTGTGGCTATCGTTGACCCTGTGGTTGGTGCTACTCTTGATGGTCTTGTTACCATCGGTCGTGATGTGACGCCTTTCGGCGCTCAGATTCTTGAAGATGGATGGTCGCGTGAACACGACTTCCTGATGAATCTGTATGGATGGACGATCATCACTTCCAACCGTCTGCCTAAGGGATCGTTCTCGGATGGTACGACGGCTGTGACGAACGGTGTTGCTAACATCTTCATGTCGGTTGCTGATGATAATACGAAGCCTATTATGGCTGCGTGGCGTCGTATGCCGAAGGTTGAAGGTGAACGCAATAAGGACCTTCGTCGTGACGAATTCGTTACCTCGGCTCGTTGGGGCTTCGGTACACAGCGTGTTGACACTCTCGGCGTGTACATCACATCTGCTGTTAACATTGCTTAAGGAGCACATACATGCCTTATGAAAATAGCGCCGGGCTGAACGTTAACAACTTCTATGGCCCGCGTAATACGGGTGGCTCTGTTGGTGTGGAACATTCCACCGACTCGGTTCATCAACTCTCTATTGCCTTCACTGCTGAAACACTGAATGGCACATATCTTCCTCCGGTGGTGCTCCCTCGTGGCGCTCACTTCCTTCGATTCCTTCTGCGTGTTGATGAAGCGTTCAACATCACAGGTACTACTCCTACGGTGATCTTCGGTGGTACAGCCCCGGCCACTAACGGTGTTGTGCTGTCGGAAGCTGAACTGGAAGCTGTTGGAACGAAGGTGGTTACATCCACTGGTACTGGTACTTGGGCTGTGGCCTCGGCTACAGGCACTACAGCGGCTGAGCGTGTTACTAAGGCTCTTGGTGGAACGACCCCTGTCGTTGTGCCGGGTGTTGGTAAGGCTACTCTTATCGCTGAGTACGTCTTCAAGACTAAGGTCTAATCTACTAGGGCTGCTGCTGTTAATTCGGCAGTGGCCCTTTTCTTTTATGTAAATAGGACAAATAATGAAGCTCACGCTTTTACAACTGGTTCAACGAGTCCTGAATGATTTAGATAGTGATGAAGTTAATGGAATTGACGATACAGTCGAATCCAACCAAGTAGCTCTTACTATCCAGAATTGTTACTTTGAGATGATTTCAAATAGGAATTGGCCACATCTTCGTAAGCTAATTCGCCTTGATAATGTCGGTGATGTTACACGACCAAACTATCTCAAAGCTCCAGAAAATCTTAAGGAAATGAATTTCTTTAAGTATGAAAAATATAAAGATGGATCTACACGTTTAGATCAGCAAGAAGTGAGATATAAGTATCCAGATGAGTTTCTCCGTCTAATTGGTGGAAGAAATCCTGACGCAGCTAATATCCAAACTGTAGAAGATTTTAGTGGTACTAAGCTTCTAATTGTCAATGATATGGCTCCTAGTTATTGGACTAGTTTCGACGATACATACATTGTCACAGACAGTTTCAACCTAGCTGTTGAGACAACTCTCCAAGGAAGTAAGTCTCAATGCCTAGCTTACATCCATCCTACATGGATTCACGATGATGAATTCATTCCTGATCTGCCTGTAGAAGCATTCTCTGCACTATTAGCTGAATCTACTAGTACAGCTTCTATCAATCTTAAACAAATGGCTAATGCCAAATCTGAACAGAAATCTGCCCGTCAACAACGCTGGCTTGCTCGTAAAGCTTGGCGTACTGAAGGTGGTGTGAGATATCCTGATTTCGGAAGACGAGGACGACGTTAACATGGTTATCTACAAGGGTTATCAAATTAAACCCTCTACACAATTCCCCGCTAGTTACATCTGTGTCACTGATGGTAAAGGGGGTAAAATCCCTGACGTACTAGGTGGTCTGTTCACTTCTGCCGGTATTGTCAAGCAACGTATTGACCAATACTTAGAAAGTAAGGAAACAGATAATGCCAAAACTGTTAAAGGCTGAATTTAGCACATTTGTCAAAGGACTTATTACAGAAGCAAGTCCTTTGAATTTCCCAGATAATGCCTCTCTTGATGAAGAGAATTTTATCTTAAGTAAGGATGGAACTAGGCGTAGACGGAAAGGTATTGATATTGAAGAGGATGGTGTGTTACGTTCTGCTGGAGTTACAGTCGCAACACTCTTAACACGTAATCCAACAACTTATCAATGGCTTAGCCCTTCTGGTATCGAAGACTTAGTTATTCTTGTTGTTCAAGTGAATAACCAATTACACTTCTTCGATCAAGCTAATGACAACATCTCAGACGATGGATTCTTAAATACTCTCGCTGTATCTCTTCCTACAGATGTCAGTTATTCTTTTGCTACTGTAGATGGTTATTTAGTTATCGCTTCTGGTGATAAGAATATCTGCATTATCGAGTATCAAGCCCCCACTACTTTCTCTGTTAGTTATGACAGATTGAAGACAAGAGATTTATGGGGTGTTGAGGTGTCTGGTAGTGCTTATGAAACAGATGTTGCCTATCGTGATTCTGCTGTCCCTCCTGACGCTCACAAGTATAATTTACAGAATCAATCTTGGGGTATTCCTAGACGAGATGGAGCAGGTGTAGTTTCTGATCCTACAGCAATCTATAACACTGGTCTCAGTCTATATCCGAGTAATTCAGAGGTGGTGTGGACAGGCTTACAATTTAAACCTGATGCTATTCCTTTTGAAGCTGTCTACCCAAACCTTTATACAGATACTTTAGGAGCTGATGTTTTAGCACCTAAGGGCTATTACATTATTGATCTTTTAGATCGTGGTGATTCTAGAGAAACTGAGTTCGCTGCTAATAAGGTTAAATACCCAGAACTCTTATATACGTCTGTATCTCTTCCTACAGACTCCACCCCTAATGGGGCTACAGTTGTTGCAGATTTTGCTGGACGTATTTTCTATGGAGGATTTTCTGGTGAAGTGGTTGGAAGTGACAATCGGAGTCCAAGCTTAAACTCATACGTATTCTTCACTCAATTGATTAAGAGTAAGAGAGATTTCTTCAAATGTTATCAAGAAGGATCTCCTGCTTCTAGAGAGAATTTTGATTTAGTGGATACAGATGGTGGTTTCATTCGTATCTCAGGTATGAATAAGCTTATCGGTATGGTGGATCTTAGTAGCAGTTTAATCCTCATTGCTGATAATGGTGTTTGGCAAATCACTGGTGGTAGTGACTATGGGTTCTCTCCTGTCAACCTAAAGGTAGCTCGTCTCTCATCCTTTGGAGGTGTGTCCACACAATCCATTCTTGAAGTGAATGGGATGGGGATGTTCTGGGGAAAAGATGGTATCTATGCTATTAACAAAGACCAGTTTGGTGATTTCAAGGTGATCTCGCTCACTGAGAATACCATTCAAACACTGTACGATAATATCCCTGCGACAAGTAAGAGCAGAAGTAGTGGGGCTTACAACACGTATACGAAGAGAGCACATTGGGTCTATAAAGAAGATAGTATCTTCACTCAAGACAGTAGAACGTATGAGCTAGTGTTTGATTCTAATCTAGAAGCATTCAGTCGTAATCGTATCTACCAAACTACAGCAGATATGCCAGCAGGTCAGGTGGCTGAAACATTTAATGTAATTCCTCCGATTAACACTGCAACAGAAGTAGATGTTACGCAAGAGTGTATCTATCTGTTTGTTATTGGAAGTATTCTGACTAACACTGCTGCATTCGGTTTTGCCCTATACAGATCAGAGAACTTCGTTGATTGGGATAGTTTAAACTTTGGTAGAGATGCATATGCCTATTTAGTTACTGGAGCTACAGCAGGTGGAGATAGTGGGACAAGAAAATTCCTCCCTTATATCACTACACATATGCTCAGAACTGAAGAAGGTGTTGACCCTACCACACTAGAACCATTAAAGCAATCGGGATGTTTAATGCGAGTGAGATGGGGATGGTCTGACAACTTAGCGTCCAGTAAGTGGTCACGTCTTCAACAAATCTATCGTTATAGACTTCCTCAATTCGTAACAGGCCCCTCTGATCCTTATGAAAATGGTTTCATTATGGTGTCTGCTAAAAGTAAAGTGAGAGGGAGTGGTAATGCTTTCTCTACAGAGTTCCAATCAGAACAAGGTAAAGATTGTGTTTTAGTTGGTTGGAATATTTTCGCTCAAGGTAATGATGTATAAAGTAGAAAAGCTATCATACCATAATATCAAATGGTTTGTTGAAACAGCAGGGGCGAATATGCTCACACACGAGCTTAAGCGCCCTGAGCTTATTGATTTAAACACGTTATACGCTCTTGCTGATAAGATGGTAGGGGGTGGTACAGGATGGATTATTGAAAAGGATGGTGAGCCTGTAGGAGCCCTCGGTGCCCTATTAGTCCCTAACATCTTCAATCATTCATTCACAACATTAGCAGAAATCTTCTGGTATGTACTCCCTGAACATCGTAATGGTAGGGCAGGGATTATGCTGTTAGATGCATTCGATCAATACGCTGAATTACATTCAGACGATGCCACTCTCTCACTTCTTCCCTCTAGTGAGGTGAGAAGTTTAGAGAAGAGGGGTTTTAAGCTTTGTGAGAAAGCTTACAGAAAGGAGTATACATGGCGTTAGCAACATCGACAATCGTTGCAATTGCTGCTGTAGTTGCCGCTGGTGCTAGTGCTGTAGTTGGTAATCAGACACGTAAAGATGCCGCTGGTGCTAGGGGACGTGCTGAGAATGCTACAGCAGCCCAGAGAGCCGCAGAGGCAGCTAATGAGAAACGTAAGCTCATTCGTGAAGGACGAGTGAAGAAAGCACGTATCCTGCAAGCTAGTGAAAACACTGGTACAGGGGATAGCTCTGGTGAATTTGGTGCATTAGGTGGAATGTCTACACAGCTTGGTACTAACCTTGGTTTCAACGCTGGTACATTAATGCGCGGAAGACAAGCTGCTGGTGATCTAGCTAGTGCGTTTAAGAGCGATCAGGAAGGACAGAAAGCTGCTGCTACAGGAGCTATTGCTTCTAGCATCTTCTCTGCTGCTGGTGGTTTTAGTGCTTTCACTGTCCCATCAGGTACAACTCCACAACCGGCTAATACAGGATTTGGAACAGGAAGTAATTACGGTAATCAAGATTACGGTAGCTTCTTTTAATTAATTAAAGGTATAAAATGGATATTCTTGACGAGGTTGTTGGTAGCCCCGAAGAAAATGTTTCTCTCGATAGTTTAGTGGGTAATCAAGCTCCTAGCTTGCTCCCTCCTAGAAATGCTGTTCGTAATAGAGCAGCCACTACAGCTATGCTCACGGAAGACCCTGAGAAGCTTGTAGAAAATTACACATTGATGATGCAAGAGAGTGAACAAGGACAAGACATTCTTGGGAATCAGCTTCGTCAAAATGTCCTCCAGAACACCCAACAGCTTGATATGAAGGGTGTTATGGAAATCCTTGCTGACCCTAAGATTCCTTTGGAAGGCAAGCGTACAGCTATTGAATCTATCAAGCAATCTCAGCTTCTTAAAGATCAAGGTGTTACACTATATACTAATGCAGCGCAGAAGGAAAGTAAGGGTGAGACAGCAGAAGCTGAAGACGCTCGTCTTAGCTCTGTAGAAGCCATTGCTGAAATCTATCGTTCTAAGCAAGAGATTCAAGGTCTTGTTAATGCACATGCTGCTAGTCTTCCTGATGCTAGTGCTACAACTGCTGCTCAAATGGCTGAGCTTTATGTTATGCCATTTGGTAACAGTATTAATGTGGCTAAGCTTAAAGCTGCCCAAGGTGGTAATTGGTGGCAAGTGATTAAGAGCTTTGCTCTTCCTGGGAGTGCTACAGCCTCTCTGCGTGAACAGCTTGAAAGCATTCCTCCAGATCAGCGTACAGCTTTTGCTCGTAGCTTAGTTGAGACGATTAGTAATAATAGTGGTGTACTGTTCTCTAACGATAATCAGTTTGCTCAATACGATAAGGCTGTTTCCATCTTTGAAGAAGGCGGATATGGAACCACACAAGAGTTCCTTGATAACGTGTCTCCTCTCCTTGACGTTATTGGTTTAGGCCAAGTGTTACGTGGAGGAGGTAAAGCTCTAAAGGGAGCAACTAAAGCAGAAACTGCACCACCTAAAGGAACATCTCTTCAAGAGAAAGTCTATTCTGCTGAATGGGAATTGGTGGATGATCGCCCAAGAGTTCCTCAGAATCGTAGACTTGAGAACCCTGTCCCTAAACTCCCTTACATTGAAGATACCATTAAGCGTATCGAACTTAATTCACCTGTACACAGAGAGAATCCCGCAGCTCCTGCCAGCTTAGTTCAGCAGGCCAATCCTCAACAGGCTAGAGACATTCATTCCGCAGTCGTAAAAAGCGGAACAGACGAATTAGCGGAGGGTCTGTATGGAACCAGTAAAGAACAAGCAATCACGAACGACATCTATCCTCAAGTCGATTCTGGGTCTGGTCGTGTTATTAGTAAGCCTATTGACATCGGTCGTAACCTTCGTCAAGAGCTTCAAGTACCTGATGAGCTGATTGATTTAGTCGGTAATACGGGGGCTACGTATTACACGAAGGGGGAAAAGGCTGCAGCCAGAGCCAATATTGTTAATGACTTTGCGAATGCTCAAGGGATGGCCATTAATGAGTCCATGAGCAGCTTTAGGCTTGATGGTGGTAGGGTGGTAGTGTCCGCCGTATACGGAACGCCTGAAGGGGCCTTTACGAACGCTGTAGATGCATTCAGACAGGCAAGACTGGCATTGCGCCAGTATGGCGTATTAGATAGTGAGATTACGGTGTTGAGAAAGGAAGGCTTCGATCATGTGCCGATTGGTCTTAATGATGAAGTTCCTGAAGGGCCTGGTAATTACCTTGTTCGAGTTGACACTAGTCATGAGTTTGATCCTACTGACTTTTCTAATCTTGAGCAAGTTGATGTCAAGCGTAACTTCTTTGATCGTATCCCTCAGTTAGTTGGAAAGAACAATGGCAGTGTCACAAGAAACCTTCTGGATGCTGCCTCTACGTTACACCCTGTGTATACAGGAGCAGCCTCTGTAGCTTCTGATGCTACAGCTAAGTTTGAACGTGTGATGCTTTCTTTAGCTGATGACTACGCTAAGAAGTTCCTCAAGTTTGATGACATTCGTAAGAATAAGATTGATGAATACATCCGTGAAGCCAACTTTAACGAAATTGATTTTGATGTCACTGATCTTACAGCTAGAGGATTTAATGCTGATGAGATTGATGCACTGAGATCGTGGAGAAAGTTCTGGGATAGTCATTACTACCTTGAGAACTTAGATGTTGTTCGTTCCCTGAATTCTCAGGGATATCAAATGTTTAAGAATCAAACCACTGAACTCTATGCAAAACCTATTGCTAAGAATCAGAATATTGGAGGTGTTTATGACCCGGCTACAGACTCTGTTATCACACACACAAAAGCTGATGGTGACGCGCTATACAACTCTGGTGGTACATATGCTAAACTCCGTCGTCCCACAAACTTTAGTGGTGATGTTACGGAGTACATGATTGTTCGTAACACACCTACAGAATATCTCCGTAAGATTCGAGATATTGACAGTGTGTTGAACTATCGTAAAGGATATTTCCAACTTCAATACAAGGCTCCTAAGTTTGTAGATGAAGTGCAAGTTGATGGTACAGTTCGTACTGTTGCTGTTGCTGGTGACACAGTGGAAGCTAGTCACTTTGCTAAGCGTATGAACACAACCACTGGACTTGAATATCGTGTTCGAGGAGACGACAAGGCTATTAGACGAGGAGACGATAGTTGGTGGGATGTGAATTCTGCTTCTGGTCGTATTGCTCAGCGTTATCGTGGTAAGCTCCTAGAGGATTCTAGTGGTCTGAATCACCTTGGTGGTAGCGACTATATTGTAAACCCTGTGGATAGTGCAACGAGAGCAGCTCGTAGTATTGCTGGTAGAACAGTGAATCGTCCTATGTTAGAAGCTGCTAAGGCTCGCTTCATGGCTCAATATAGCGACTATCTCCCTTCCAATGGTATGGGTGGTGTTCGTTATCCTTCTAATGTGAAGGAGCTTGGAGCTAAGGGTGAACACGTCTCTAGCAACTTAGCTGATGCTCGTACAACGTACGAATACATCAGCTATCTGGAGAATGGGTATATCAACGGTATTGATGATGCTGTTAAAGCTGGTTTCAATGCTATTGCTGAGATGTTAGGTAAGGGTGGATATGGTAAGCTGGAAAGAGGCGCTTCAGCCCTTGGCAATCTGGCTCCTACATCGTTAGCTAAGAATGCTGTGTTCATGGCATACATTGGATCTAACGTGTTCCGTCAGCTTATTGTTCAACCTCATCAGATGGTCAGAATGTTCTCGTACAACCCTGTTGGTATGTTCAGTGGAAGAGTTACAGCTTACATGGCTGAGTTCGTTGCTGATAAGATGGGAACTGTATTCGGTGGGACAGCTAAATCTGGATTCACTAAGTTTGTTGATGACAGTGGATTCCTTGATGCTGTTGATAAGACCAACTTAGTTCGTGGCACACTCACTGATGCTGCTGACAGTACGAACAAAGTGTTACGTACAGTTGGTAAGGCTAATAACGCTTTACGTAAGGTGGGGTTTGATTTGGGTGAGAATGCCAACATGATTGGACATGCTGCTGCTGTGTACGATAGATATACACGCTTAGGAAGAGACCTGACAGATAAAGCTGTTAGAGATGAAGCCTACGCTGAGATTCGTGCTATTAGCTATGACATGAACTTTGCTGGTGATATGCCTTATAACCAAACTAGCCCTGCTATGCTTCTTCAGTTTATGCAAGTGCCTCATAAAGCATTCCTGCAAATGACGAATAGAAAGATTCCAGTGGCTGATAGAGCTAAGCTTGTTGCTGGTGACCTCATCCTTTGGGGAGCACCTGTTGGAGCAATTGCTGCTATCATGGGCACAGATATTCTTCCTGAGAGCCCAGAACTTAGAGAGACATTCCTGTGGGGTGTTGAAAGCTATTTGATTAATGCTGCTCTCAGTCAGCTTATGGAAGAACGAGTGAATATTGACTTATCTTCGTTAGCTCCTTACGAACTGACAGGGTGGGGTAAATTCATGCAAGCTATGTGGGAAGGTGGTCTACACGATCTTCTTCTTAACAGCCCTGCTGGACAAATGTTCTTCAAGGATGGTAGTAGATCTGAGCAAGCTATTAAAGCCATGGGTAGATACTTTGGTATGGTGCAGGATGATGATGAGTCCCCTGAAACATTCCTAAGTGTTATGCACGAAGTTGCTAAGATGTCTTCTGGATATAGTAATGCTTATAAAGCTAAGCTGATGCTTGACGCTAAGAAGCGTTATGACCAATATGGCAATACAGTGGATGGTAGTGTTAATAGTGTTGAAGCTTGGGCTCAGGCTCTTGGCTTCGGTACTGGAGACACCAGAGATCTCTATCGTGTTTCCATGGAAATGACTAAGGATACAAAGAAGCATAAGGAAGAAGTGATTCGTGTGTATAACGATATCAAGCGTTATTACGCTGAAAAGCTTGACAGTCCTAATACTGATCCTGTGTACATTACTAAGGTGACAGGTAGAATGCTTCGTGTGTTCAAGGATGATCCTATTGCTATTAGCATCATCAACCAACAACTGTCTCAAGACTTAGCTGGTAAGGATAGTCAGCTTCTTGCTACATTCTTACGTCGTAGTGGTATCCCTGATATCCGTGGACTGCGAGATCAAATCAAACAGATGCCTGTCTCTGATGAGCAAAAGGCTATGATGAACCAACGCCTTGATGATATGGAAAAGGCTAGAAATCAAATGAAAGAAACTAAATAATGGCGGATTACGGTCCTAACGCTACAGAACTCTCGTCCCCTCAAGGGGCGGGAGCTTATGTTGCTCAACCTACTGGCAGTGAAGCATATGTCCCTCCAATCGTTAAAGAAATTGGAAACATCTTTGCTCAAGGTGTTCAAGGGATTGCTAAGAAGGAAGCTCTTGATCGTAAGAACAGTATCGTAGGTAATTTTGTTCGTGTAGAGACAACTATCAATGATGCTGTAGCTACAGGTCAGATGACTCCTGCACAAGCTTCTGCTCGTTCTAGAGCTAATGCCAATCAGTATTTTGCTGGCTATCCTGAATATATTGAAGACTTTGAAAAGGCTGGTAAGGCTCTCAGAGGGTTCACTGAAACAGGTGAAGTACAAGAGTCTATTAAACGTGAACGTGATGTTCGTAATGCCGATATTGATGAAGCACGTAAAGCTGGTTTCTCTTTCGTCCCTGGTATGTCTAGGGGTGCAGAAGATGACCAGATTAATGCTCATAAGACACGAATCCAAGCTGAAGCTGCTCTTGATAGACAATTCAAAGCTAATGCTGAAGCTCGTGCCCAAGGTACATACGATCAGAACGTAGCAGAGAAGCAAGCTAAAGACTTGTCTTTCAACCTTATTAACCAGATTGCTGGCAGTAATCTACAAGCATTCCAGAGTCTTTCTACAACCCTTGCTGGAAATGTCAAGAGTGGTAGTATGACTTATGAAGGTGCCCAAGCAGCTCTCACTGAGCGTTTTAGTAATATTTCTGCTTCTATTCAAGCTGCTGCTCGCACTAATCCGGAATTAGCTGGTCCATATCGTACCATCTTTGAACAGATGCACACGGCTGCTCAGAAGCTTATTGATCCTAAGACACAAGCTGCTGATGTGGAGGTGTTAGAGAATCAACTTAAACGCATTACCACTCAAATGAAGCTTGTGGCTATGAGTGATCCTAAGATTGCTTCTACAGTGGTTGCTAACCAGCTCCTTCCTAACAATCCTTCGTTAGCTTTAGCTTCTGCCTCTGAAGGTATTAACGCTATTGCTCTGATGTCTGCTAATCCTGTTAGCAACACTCCTGGTGCTCCTTATGTTCCTACAGTGGCTCTGTCTCCTTTTGAAGCTGATGTTCTTAAGATGCTTAAAGGTGGTCTGAATACGCTTAAGGGGGGTAAGGTGGAGAACAAGGAATTGGCTACAGTCCAAGCTGCTAATAGTGTGAACAACATGCTGAAGCAAACTGGTAACATCCTTAACCAAGGAGCCACTCCTACACAGCTTAGAGGGCTTGCAGATTTCTTTGCGTCTCCTGAATACGCCTCTGTCGTTACGAATGGGATGATTGATAAGGAAGCTGCTGGTGCTGCTAAGAAGACATTCCAGCTCCTGTATGAGCCTACCATCATCAAGGGTGTTCAACAGAAGATGGAAGAGTTTGTTTACGGACAAGCTTCCTTCGGACAGAAACAGAAAGATCCAGTTACGATTGGTCAGTCTGTAGACATTTCCTTTACAGGAAGTGGTATTGTATTTAAGGCTAAGCCTATTAGGGGCGCTGATCCTGTGGAACTGAGAAGCCAACAAACAGCTGTTCAAGAGTTGAATACGTCCCAAAAGGCTATTAACCAACTCATCCACATTGGTGCCCATATGGAAGGTAGCACTGACTATCGTAAATATTGGGAAGATAATAAGCATATCCTTGTTCCTTCTGTGTTCCCTGACCCTAAGCTCCTTAAGGTGGGACAAGTTGAGAATGGATATGAATACATTGGAGGTGCCGCAAGTGACCCAAGAAGCTGGCGACCAAAAGGAAATTAAACTACTCCCCATCGAACAGATGGAGAAGATGTCACATGCTGATTTATATCTCGCCAGAGAGAAAGCTAAAACTCCTGAGGAGCAAAAACACATTGCTCCTTATGAGCATAGGGCTTTCGCTAGAGAATATGTAGAAGAAAATCCTGTATCTGGAGCGGTGGGGTTAGCTGTAGCTATCCCTGCTTATCAGGCATATAAAGCTGTCGGTAGTGACTCCCGTACAGGGGTACAAGGGAAACAAGTGACAGAGGGGTATAAAGGTATTGGAGAAGGGCTTGCTAACGCTATTAAGAAGCCCTGGGAGCGTCTCTGGAACGATACATCTACTACCCTACCTCAACAGGCTCCTACAGGCTCACAGAAGCCTTGGGAGAAGTATGGGAGCACACCTATTCCTCCAGCAGTAGGAGCGACACCTACAGTGTCAGATGATGAGAGATTTAACAGTACATTCACACGTCTGATGAAGCAAGAGAGTGGAACGAAACATACAGATAGTAAGGGGAATTTAATTACGTCTCCTGCTGGTGCACAGGGTATTACGCAAGTGATGCCTAAGACCGGGGCATCTCCCGGATACGGCGTAACACCTATTCAGAATAACACTGAACAGGAATATGTCCGATTTGGGAAGGACTTCTTAAGAGCTATGCTTAAGGAGTTTGATGGGGATTACGAGAAAGCTTTAGCTGCTTACAATGCTGGAGCTGGTAATGTTAAGGCAGCTATTAAGAAGGGTGGGGATAATTGGATGCAACATCTTCCTAAGCCTTCTGAGACTATTCCTTATGTTAAGAACATTATGAATGAGAAAGGTAGAAAATAATGGCTAAGCGTGGCCAGCTGAAAAAGAATGCTAAGCCTGATTCGATTAGACAAAGGGCTTACAACTCCCAACCGGAGCAAAAGAAACGCCGGGCGGAGCGTAATGCCTCCCGGCGTAAGATGGAAAAAGCAGGAAAAGTAAAAAAAGGTGACAACAAAGATGTAGATCACCGTTCACATGATACATCAGATATGTCTGCGAAAAACTTATCAGTTATGTCAAGAAGTAAGAACCGGGCTATGAATCAATATGATCCCCGAAAGAAGAAATCACGCAAGTGACCAGCCTTTATGGTATTTTCGAGTACCAGCAACCACTTTGCTAAGGTTCCCTTGTTGTAAATTATTTTCACGGCAAAAGCGTGACATATTAGGTGTTTCAAACACTACCCCATCAGGAGATAGGAAAAGAAATACTTTCGTGTTTGAATATTCCTTATTATACTGATCTGTACACCACTCTAGGTTATCCATTGAGTTATTCCTCTTATCTTCATCTTTGTGATTGACACAGCGAAGGTTATCTGGGTTTTCAAGGAAATTCTCAGCTACAAGCCTATGGATTAACTTAGTTTTTCTCTCCCCCTTTGCGTTCGTAATTATAACACAAAGATACCCTCGACTAGATCCTGGTTTAAGATTTCCAATAACTCTATTCCTAAGCTTAGGGAAATTACCAAGGGTCTTAACATTACCGAGATTTGATACTTCGTATAGGCCCTCGTAGCCTTTAATTGGTTTCCAAATTTCATTCATATATTTAATAATAGTTACAGAGGAACATCCCTCTATACCTATATCTGATTTTCAGTCAGATTTAGACAAAAGGAAAAAGAAATAATGGCTTTAAATGATGTGATGAACAACTGGTTTACATCTAGCGTTGGTACCGATCGGAGTGCTACAGTGGCTCTCACCTCTGGTACACTTATCCCTGCCAACCCTGATCGAACTAAGTTTATTGTGAAGAACGATACAGCTAATAACATCTGGATTAATCTTACACGTACAGCTTCTGCTGTTCCTGGTAATGGTAATATCAAGATTGCTGCTGGTGGGTATTTTGAGCTTGATGGGCATAGTGGAACAGTCACTGCAATCTCGGAGACAGCTCCTGGAGATGTAACAGCTCGGGAGTGGTAAATGCCTTATTTCGAGCCTAGTTCCTGTTAGAGTGTTGGTGGTCCAATCATGACTACGATAAGTATTGAAGGAGGAACTGTCTTAGTTTCTCCAGGTGTGTATAAATATTCTTATGACGATGTAGAAGGATTTCATACCATTACGTTTACAGCTTCCCAGAAACCTAAAGTGGGAGATAGTGTTGTAGATGGTGTATTAGTTCCTCTAGTTGGTTTTAAGATTAACGGTGATGTGTCTAGATGGCTTCCAGCCAGTTATGATACATGGCCTGATAAACCACCAGTATAAATAGAAAAAGCCCACTAAGAGCAATCCTAGTGGGCTTTCTTTTTGCCTAAGACTTATTGAAAGTAATTGTGGACGATTGTATACGTCTCAGTATCCTCATCCCATTCTACTTCAGGACTACAGGAACAATCTTCACCTTGGGTATGACCATCTTGGGTGTACATCTCACCATCCTCCTCATCTTCTACAAGAGGGAGGATATGAATATCTGCACCATCGTCATCGTATTCATGTGTGTATGGCATTACATACAGCTTTCACAATCTTGATTCATTGCAGGAACACCAGCTAAGAAATTCATGTAATAAACTCCAATCATTCTTTCGTCTAAGAAGATTTCCTTATGTACTTCAGAAATCACCTTCTCAGTCTCGTCAGCAGAGAAGAACAGATTAACAGATTGCCATTGATCGATGTATGGGGAACGTTGTGCTGCATGCCTCACAACAGCATGTTGATTGATTTCAAAGCCTGTCTTGAACACTTTCTTTTCATCGTCAGTGAGCCAAGATACACCTTGTACGCTACCAAATGCTTTCGTAACATCTTTAATAGCTTGTTCAATATCAACTTTACGTTCTTTCATAAGATCAAGAAGTACAGGCTCAATACGGTCAACGTCACCAGCAGATGTGTTCTGAGTGAAAGTGAATCCCGGCATAGGGTTGATACCCTCACTAACACCACCCATAAGAAGTGCAGTAGACTTAGTAGGAGCGATAGCAATTCTTGAACAGTTCTCATAGCGTTCATCATAAGCATTGTCGTGGATAGTTTTAAAGATTTCTTGATTAAGCCAATTAGCTTCTAAGCTTTCCCAAGGAATACGCTTGTTCATCAAGAGAGTGTGATATCCACAGACACCTAAGCCAGTAGCTCTAAACGTCTGAGTGAAATGACGAATCTTTTCAAATCCAGGAGTGTCTTTTGATACGTAAAGGAATTCATCAATGACACAGTTCAGAAACTTCATAGCCCAACGAATGTAACATTCAGAAGTCCCAACCTTAGATTTAATCTCTTCCCAATGTACCAGATTCAAACTACTAAGAACACAGGAATAGGTGTAGTTTTCATCAGCTGGGAGTAGGATTTCAGAACAAAGGTTGGAAGCTTTATTCGTTAATCCCAGCTTCTTATAAGCTTGTGGGAGTTTCCTGTTTGCCTTATCGACAAACCAGAAATATCCTTTACCAGTAAGGGCTTTGGCTTTAAGTGCTTTCTGATATCGTCTAACTGCTTCTTTATCTCCTTCTTGGAGACGGGAAATGAATTCATCGTTAATGTTCCAACCGATGTTAAGTCCGTCGGGCTGTGCCATAAGGTAATCACACAGTTCATCAAAATCCCCATGATCGATTGGAAGATATCCTGCAAATGCTCCTCTACGATTACTCCCTTGGGAGACGAGTTGCATGTCTGTAACAAAGCTAGCAAGGAGTGGAACAGTTCCGGATGCTGTTCCACCGCCGTTGAAGGGCGTTCCTCTGGATCTAACATCTCCAAGATAGGTAGAAGTTCCAAATCCGTGTTTTGTAAGCATCGCAGTTTCATGCTTCGATTTGTAAAAAGCATCAACGCTGTCGCCAGTGTAACTACCTGCACAGGAGATAGGGAAGCCTCTGTACGTCCCCATATTCGCAAGAACCGGCGTAGAGGGGGAGAGAATTCCATTCCAGAGCATGTCGAAGAATTTAGATTGTCCATGTAATCGTTCATCAATTGGAAGGTGAGAAGCTGCAGTGTATGCAATCCTCATAAACTGTTCACGAATAGAAGAAGCTTGATAGAGATATTTACTCTTGAACATCTGGTAAGAGCCTGTGGAATACCACATAGGGGTCTCTCCTCTAGCTTGGCTCTCTTTACGTTCTCTACTTAGTTGTTCATAAATATCATCGCTCATATTCTTTTTCAATCTCCGTTTCTAGTCGTTCTAC